GGTGCTTCTGATACACATGACCATCCGGTGCAATGATACGTGAGTGGATGAAGTCGTTGACGTACCTTCGCCATACACCCATTTCCTTTTCGTCAAGATCTAGATGCGTCCGCGCCACACGGAAAGCGTCATCAATCATGCGAGCGGGAATAGTTGAATCGAACTTCGAAAAGTCTAACGAGTAGACGTATCGGAATCGCGATTCGATTTCGCTGATGATCGCACCCTGTTCATGCCCTCGAAGACCCCAGACAAATGGCCTTCTTCGCGAAAGTGCTTCCATGACTCGTTTGCTGTAACGCGTCCCCACAATAGTCGTAGGAAGCGGCGCCATCCATAACAGCCGAGTCTTTGGACCAGCAGCACCAGGCTGAACCCGACGGCCAAACACATAGGGATCAAACCCCCTAGTACCGTCAATAATGCGTTCAGCGAGTCGTGTCCCGGCATCCAGGACCAACTCATTACGAGCGAAAAGAGGAGCCCCAGCGTAAGAAGTAGGTAGGATGTGACTCTCCACCACTTCAGCGACTGAGAGAGGGAGTCTCCCTCTCGTTTTAGAACCTGCACTGTCATAGACCGAACGAATGGCGCCTTTGTAGGCATCGGTTTCGTAGGGTCGTGAACCAAATGAGGTTCTGCTCTGACGGTGTAGACTTCCATGGGCCAATGCAGTTCGCCTGTCAAGTTGGCGAGGGTCATGAGGTACATGTCCAGTCCTGACATGTCCTGACCGACCTTCACTCGACGAGTTGTTTTGCTCGTCGTCACCACCACCTCGTCGTCCTCGAGGTCTTCCGGCGGTAGAAACTCGACCTTTGGTGGGTGATGCTCCTTCGTTCCGAAGAGTTGAGCCTCTGCCATTCGAACGTTCTCGTCGACAGGTGCACTCTCCGTGTCCGGAGACGGTGAAGATTGACGTGGTTCCAGAACTTGTGGTTGGATGAATTGGGCAGCCGTATCCGGCAATCCCTTTCTCCACCCATTCAGGGTCGGTGACACTCCGATTGTCCCTTTCTGGAATGAGCCCTTTTGACAGGTCTCCAAGAGCCTGGTCCATTGAGTAATCAACGGCCACGTTCTCGACAGCCCTGCTAAGAGCGGCGATCGCATTAGCAACCTTCTTTTCGTTGCCTCTGCTGAGGTAGATACCGAGATCATCGATCCCAGCCCTCGCATGGAGTTCCATGAAACACCTCCTAAGCGGATCGGATGTTGCCAGCTGCGGTGATCAGCCGAACTCAGCTGACAGCGGGATGTCACTCCGCATCACCTACACGCGATTGACATTCGCGTAGCTGTCCTGATGGCGTCCCTCGCTAAGGGTCAGGTGTAGTTAAGCTACAAGCTGATGCTTACGGCATCAATCGAACTCCAGAGGAGTGTAA